CACCTACACCCCGCCCGCCAAAAAGAGAAAAGGCCGGCGCAAACCCCGCTGGAACGTTGCCCAAAACAACACAAAAAGATAGACTTACACCCATGTGATTCCGCGTCACAGCACCACTAGTTCATGGTGGTGCCAAGGTTCCCCCACGACCCAACCCGTTCTCGCTAGGCGAGGGGACACCTGCACGGAATCACGGGTGCGCGCCGTAGTCGAATCGGACGGCATCAGGTTCGACTCCTGGCGCACCACGGCTCGGGCAGGCGCTGGTTGAAGCCTCATTGATCCCCCGCCGCCTGGGGGTAGACCCCGAGCAACAGGCGGCACAAACCGTCCCTAGTCCGGCTGCACCGGAATGTCGGCCAAGCCGGACACCTTAATCCGAGAGTGGTCAATACCTCTGGAAGTCACCGAGATGCTCACACTCTTGAAGCACTCCAGAATCTCCGAGAAGCTCATATCGTGGACGTAGAACTCGACAACCTCCAGCGGGCCGGAATCGAAGTGCAGGCCACCGGGAGCGTTGCGATCGTCGGATAGCTTCTCCCGGTCGACTGCGTAGACGCGGATCATGTCGTCTCGCCCGGTGTCGTTCAGCAGGTGCTTGCCGGATGTGGGGGATGCGTTCAGGCCGATGATTGTCCAGCGGTCACGATCCAACCCCAGCTTTTCGTGCAGTTCAGGGGTGAAAGTGGTGATGTCCTTTTCAATCGCTATCGCGCCCACGTAGTCACGGTATCCAGCGTCGCCGGCCCATTCCATGTTGGGGTGCGGCAGATCAGTCGGGGTGATGGTCGAACCCCATTCATGGTTAGTTGTCATGTAGTCACGGTAACTGCGGAACGGGGGCCGCACAACAGGGGGCAAGTACAACGCGCCGGCCCGCCTATCCTGCGCGCCATGACCCAAGAGCCGACCGCCAGTCTTAACCCGTACCCCGGCAACGCCCGCCGCGGCGACGTCGACATGATCGCCCGCTCCCTCGAAACACACGGCCAATACAAGCCGATTGTGGTGAACACGGGAACCAAAGCGCCGGAGCTAAGCCGGACAATTCTGGCCGGCAACCACACCTGGGAAGCCGCCAAGCAACTCGGCTGGGAACACATCGACGTGCACTGGGTCGACTTCGACGAAGCCGCCGCCCACAAGGTAGTACTCGTCGACAACAAAGCAAACGACGCCGCCACCTACGACGTGGAGGCGCTCGTCGACATGCTCACCGAATACCCCGACCTGGCCGGCACCGGCTTCACCCGCGACGAACTCGATACCCTCCTCGAATCCCTAGAAACCCCCAGCGAGGATGACGTGCCGGACATGCCCGCCGACGAGGAACCTGCACAGTGGAACCTGCTTGTGGAGTGCGAATCGGAGGACGCCGCGAAACTACTGAAGACGAAGCTCACCGCCGAGGGTTACACCTGCGGACTAGCGTAACGTGACGAAACGGGCACCATGAACACACCCCACGCACTCCAAAGCCTCATCAACGAACTCAACCGCGACATCGCCCAAGACGACCAATCCCTCGTCGCCGACTACATCCTCATCACCCGCAGCGAAAACCTCAACGGCGACGAAACCGTCCGCACCTACGCCTCCGCCAACCTCTCCCACATCACCGCCACAGGCATGCTCCACTACGCCCAAAACGACATCTGGGAAGGCGACGCCGAATACTTCGGCGACGACTAGACAACGCCCCCACGAACCTACCGTGACCTGCCGAAGATGATCCGGGAGGTCACCCATGCCCGCCAAACACCGCGACAAGGAAGCAATCCGCCTAGCCGAACGCGCACGCAAAGCCCGCGACATGCGCATCCTCGGCCTGTCCTACCAACAAATCGCGGACCAACTCGGGGTATCCACAGAAACCGTCCGCACCGACATCAAACGCTACACGCAAGACCTCCCCAAAGAAGAAGCCATCGAGTACCGCGACCACCAGGTCGCGCTGCACGAAATGATGATCAGCCGCTGGGTACACAAAGCGTTGAAGGGCGACTACAAAGCCGCGATGGTTGTGGCGAAATACGACCAACTCCGCACCGAACTACTCGGCACCGCCCGCGTCGAAGATGACGGCGGGGAACAGGTGGCACGCGATGACCTCGCCACCATGATCGCAGCGATCAAGGGGGCCGCGTCGTGACCGTCGGCATGTCGCAGAAGCAGATCGACAGCGTCGCCCACTCACAGTGCCGCGTGAACATCTTCGACGGGTCTGTGCGTGCGGGGAAGACGTTCGGCTGGTTGTGGATCATCTTGAACGAGATCGCCACCTACGACGGGGCCGGGTCTGTGGTGATCTTCGGTAAGAACCGCGACAGCATCTACCGCAACGTGTTCGAACCCATCGAGAACGTCGACGTGTTCGCCCCCTTCCGCAAATTCGTGCGCTACCGGCAGGGCGCCGCCACCGCCGCCATCTTCGGCCGCAAAGTCCACGTCATCGGCGCGAACGACGAAGGCTCCGAATCACGCATCCGAGGCATGACTATCGGGCGCGCATTCGGCGACGAGATCACCGTGCTCAACAAGTCGTTCTTCAAGCAGATGCTGGCGCGTATGTCCGTCGCCGGGGCGAAACTGTGGGGTACCACCAACCCAGACAGCCCCGCCCACTGGCTGAAAGCCGACTACCTGTCGAAGATCCCCGGCACGATGCACTACGACACCGACACCCCAGAGGGTGACCAGCTCACGTCGTGGTCGTACTGGCACTTCACCATGGACGACAACCCCAGCCTGGACGACGAGTACCGCGACGCCCTGAAACGTGAGTACACCGGCCTGTGGTACAAGCGCTTCATCCTCGGCCTCTGGGTCAGCGCGGAGGGGGCGATCTACCCCATGTTCGACGAGGACCGCCACACAATCCACCCCGACGACATTCCACCCATCGACCGCACACTCGCCCTCGGCATCGACTACGGCACCACACACCCCACCCGCGGCACCCTACTCGGCGTCGGCCGCAACAAAGCAGGGGTGAACCAGCTCTACATCCTCGACGAGTGGGCACCCCCAACCGGCCTGACCGATGCGAAACTGTCCGCCGACCTCGCCACGAAACGCCTGGAGTGGCGCACAAAGTGGCCCGAACCCGAGTGGACATACACCGACCCCGCCGCCAAGAGCTTCCACGTCCAACTGTGGGAAGACCGCCACCCCTCCCTAGCCAAAGCCGACAACGCCGTCCTCGACGGCATCCGCACCGTCGCCAGCCTGCTGGACAATGACCAACTCCGCATATCCAAGACCTGCACTGAACTGATCCGAGAACTACCCGGCTACCGCTGGGACGACAAAGCAGCCAGCCGCGGCGTTGAAGCCCCCGTCAAGGACATCGATGATGCCGTTGACAGCATGCGCTACAGCATTTTTTCGTCCCGGTGGGAGTGGGCCAGGCTCCTCGACCGCGTATTGGAGACAACCTAAATGGCATTCCCCGCACCACACACCCCCTGGCCGATGCCCGAGTGGGAACCCGTGCGCACCATGGTCGACGAAGCTGCCATGTGGTGGGAAGGCGACGTTAGCCAGCTCGCCTCGAAGTACCACGCCCAATACCGGCCGTCGCAGTACTCCGGCGGCGTCAAGGGCGCGATGTCGCGCTGGTTCTGGGGCAACCCCGACCAGAAGCAAGACCGGCGCGTGCACATGCCCCTGGCCGCTGACATCGCCGCGACCTCCGCCACCCTGCTGTTCGACCGGGCGCCGCGGTTCGCCCACCCCGACGACGAGGTGCAGAACCACCTGGACGAGCTGCTTAACCCTGACGAGTTCCCCGCCCAACTGCTTGTCGCCGCGGAATCCTGCGCCGCGCTGGGTGGTGTCGGCTGGCGTGTCATGTGGGACACTGGCACCTCCGAGCACCCGTGGATTGATTGGGTGGACGCGGACGCATGCTGGCCCACGTTCGCCTACGGCAAACTGCAGGCGGTGATGTTCATGGAGGAACTCGCCCCCCTCGACAATCACACGTACCGCCTGTTCACCGAGCACACCGCGGGCCGTATCGAGTACCGGCTGATGAAGGGCAAACCCAACGACACCGGCCGCATTGTGCCGTTGACGGAGCACCCAGCAACCCGCCCCCTGGCCGACCACGTTGATGCCAACTCCGGGCAAGACACCGGCCTGTCAATCCTGACCGCCGGCTACATCCCAAATGCCCGCCCCGTGGTTGGGTTCCGCAAGCACGGCCAACTACGCCACATCGGCCGGCCCGACCTCACCCCCGACCTGTACCCGATGTTCGACGCTCTGGATGAGGTGTGGACGGAGATCCGCGCCGAGATTCGCCTGTCGCGTAAGAAGATCATCGTGCCGGACTGGATGCTCGAATCCCACGGCTTGGGCGCCGGCCAGTCGTTCGACAATGACCGGGAGGTGTTCTCCCCGGTGCGTGGCCGGCCGGATGGCACCCAGGGGGTGGAGGTGTACGCCCCGAGTTTGCGTGTCAGTGACATGGTTGATGCTGCTAAGGCATGGACGGACAAGATTATCCAGCGCGCCAACTACAGCCCCGCCTCGTTCGGGTTGGATACTGTCACGTCGGGTAATCCGACGGCGCGGGAGATTGAGGCCCGATACGACGCGTCGATGAAAACCTGGTCAGCGAAGTCCTCCTATTGGCGCGCCGGGTTGAAAGCGGCGGCCACCGCGCTCATGCTGCGCGACCGGCTCATGCACGGCCACCCGCTCGACGTGGACGCGCCCCGCGTCGAGATGGACCGCCCCGTGCAAGAAACCGCATACGACCGCGCCAACACTATCCAGGCGCTCGATGCTGCCCGCTCCGCATCCATCGAAACGAAGGTCAAGATGCAGTGGCCAGAGTGGGACGCCGACATGCAAGCCCAGGAGGTCGACCGCATCAAGCAAGAGCAAGCCGGAACCTACGACCCCGCCTTGTTCGCGCAGCCGGACGACGAACTCGACCTGTAGGCTGATCGACCATGTACAACCCTGACGTGCTCGACAAAGTCGGCGGCAGCATCACCGACACCTACGAGCGCGCCGAACTGTACTTGATTCGCATCATCCGCGACGCGCTCATCAAAACCGGTGAGGAACCGGAGTGGGCGATGGCCCAGCTGTTGGCGATCAGGCAAGAGCGCTACCGCATTGAGGGACTGGTCGGGGCGTTGCAGGAACGCTCGCCCCATCTGTGGGCGAAAACAGTGGACGAAGCCTATGTACGTGGCATGTTCCAGGCAGAAGTTGAGCTTGCCAATCTTGAATCCGCAGGTCTGTTTGAGACATCCGTCACACAAACGGCGGTGAACAACATGGCCGTGCAGGCTATCGCAGCCGAGGGGGTGGTTGCCATGACGAATGTGCACCGGCAGATCCTCCGACGCACCGAGGACGCGTGGCGCGCCATTGTCTCCGAAGCAACCGGCTACACCATCACCGGCGCAATGACACCCCAGCAGGCAGCACAGCGCGCCTTTACCCGCATGGCACGAGACGGCATGGGGTTCTTCGTCGACAGCGCCGGGCGCAAGTGGGGGTTGGATACGTACGCGGAGATGGCCACCCGCACCGCCACCACACGAGCACTGCTAGCGGGCCACACGGACACGATGGTTGAGCGCGGCGTTGATTTGGTGGTCGTGTCCTCTCACCCCAGGCCAGCGCCTGTTTGTGCTCCCTACGAGCGCAAGGTCATTTCGTTGACCGGGAAGTACGCGCCGGGTACGCACCGCATTGGCGACAGCATCGTCCGGGTCACCGCAACCATGGCGGAAGCAGAGAAAGCAGGGTTACATCACCCGAACTGCCGACACCGTCATTCTGCTTACGTCCCTGGGTTCACTGACCTCACCCCACCGGTCCCAGACGAGGGCCACGAGGGGTACAAGGCCACCCAGAAGCAGCGCTACCTTGAACGCCAAATCCGCGCATCGAAGCGGATGGAAGCCGCCGCCATCGAGGAACACGACCTCGCTAAGGCCCAGCAGCGCCGCCGCAACTACCAAGCCCAGCTACGCGACCACATCGACAAGCACAACCTACCGCGCCGCCGCCACCGCGAGCAGTTGAAGAAACCAGGCGGGCGCGTCACCGCCAACTTCGAACCGCCGAAACGCGACGCAGACATTCTCGATCTGCGCCGCGACTAAATCATCCGGTTACTCGTCCCAGAAGTGCTCCATCGGGGTAGTCCAGATCGCCAGGACTGATTCGGCGGCGCCGATCATTTCGCTGATCCGGTGGCGTTCCGTGTGGTCGTCGGTGGCGTGGTACCGCAACCGCAGTTGGTTGATGTAGCGGGTTGTTTCGTCGTTTCGGATGCGTTCTTCCTGGGCTGGGGTGATTGTGAGTGTCATGCTGCTTCCTCGGGGAACAGGTGGATGATCTTGGTGTCGAAGCGTGGCTCCGGGCCGTAGACGGGCTGTTCGGGGCGGTAGTCGTCGAGGTTGATTAGGACACCCATTCCAGCTCCTCCATCTCGATCGGCTCGCGGGCGATGCGGTCGAGCAGGCGTGAGATAGCAGCGGCTCCGCTCGGGGTGACTTTCAGCGTGTACATGACTTCGCCGTTGAACTTGGGGATGTCGTGGTGCAAGACACGGCGGAAGTAGTTCTTGTGGCGGTGGTATTCGCTGTAGCGGTAGCGGTTACGCCAACCGACCTCGTTGTCGTAGATGCGGGATGTTTCGCGGTAGATCCACTTGTGGTCTACGAGAATCTGGCGCAGTTCGCGTTCGCCGATGCCAAGGCTTCGGGCGACGGTGCGGAACGACAGCACGTCGTCGTCGTTGACGAACTGGTCGTGGTACTCCACCTTGGGGGCGTCGATTGCGATTTGTTCGCGCTGTGCTTCGACCGTGTCTACGGCGGTGGCGAGTTCGCGTAGTGCGCTGGCGTAGTCCTGGGGGAGTCGGTGGGCGGGCGCGGTGTTGGCGGCGCGCAGTTGCTTCTCGGCTTCGATGAAGTACTGGCGGGCTTGCTTGCCGCGTTCGGTGCGTTGGATCATCGCGATCTCTTTCGCCATGTCCAACGAGATGATGTGGTTCGCCTGCTTGTACTGACGGTTGTTGCGACCGCGCATGTACTCATTTTTGAGTACATAGTCCTGACCTTCGGAGAAGCCGTATTCCACCATGCGTGGGAACCAGTCGTTGTAGCGCTGCTTTACACCCAGGAACTCGTGGAGGTCGCGGCCCATCACGGCGTAGTCGTCGCCGGCGCGCTCGATGGGGATGAGGTCAGTTGCGCCGGTATCGGGCAGCATGGAAAACTGTTCCATGATTCAACTCCTTACAAGTTGAGTCCACGCCACGGGGTGTTTGCGGCACCGCCGTGGCCCAAATGATTAAGGGCACCAGGTCAATCTGACCCAGTGCCCTTTAATTTAGTTCGGTTCTATACTTTTGGCAAGTTTTAGCGCTCACCTTTGGCGATACGGCCGACATAGGATTCCGACAAGCCGGTTGCCGCCGCTATTTCCCGCCCGGAAACTGGACCGAGAAACGCAGCGCGGAAAGCTTGTGCGCGCTTCGACTTAAGTTCGGCAACGCCCCGCTCATATTCCTCGTGTGCTTGCACGGCCTCGGCGAGTAGCCGGTCATGTGTCTCGCTCATGCGCTCCATGTTGCCCTAACGTGTTGCCTTTTGCAACATTACGAGTTCATGCAGGTGCCGGCGTGCTCGCCGTTCACCGACGCGCTATAGAACTTGATGGCACCGAGACGCTGCTCAACGTCTGAAGGAACCGTGAAGCCGTACGTGTGGAACGACGACGACAACGCGAGCGGAATCTCTTCCTGGCCAGAACCCTCGGAAACTACGGCGCTGTGAATGCCGGACGACGGCTCGGACACCCAAAACCGGCCGTTCTCGAACTGGATGAAGAAGTCGTACGAGTTGTACACGCTTGCTTGCGGCGCGAAGTAGAACGTGGTCTCGCCATCTACGTTTGCAACCCGCGTGAGGGCGACATCATGCTCCGACGTTCGAACCACGCGAGAATCACAGGCAAGAGCATCGCTAGGCGGCAGATCGTTCTCAACCTTGGTGTCAAACTCGGGAGCAACCTGGCTGGGGAAATCGGCGCCAGAAGACTGGGCTGACGGAGCTGTGCCAGCATCCGAGCATCCGGCGAGCGTGACCAGAGAAACAAGGGCGAGGGGGAGTAGGCGCGTTTTCATGCCTGTGACCTTACTGGACAACGCGTCCGCTCAATGAGTGTGCAAGGGGTACAAACCCCCAACCCGAGGAGCACCAGTGTCCGACGTCCAGGCGACCGACAGCACAACCACCGAGCAGGCAACCCAGGCCGCAGCCGACGCAGCCGCAAACGCCGTCGCACAAACACCCCCCCCGGCAGACATGCCCGCCACCAAGGCAGAACCCGACACCGTCGACAGCCTCCCCACCTGGGCACAGTCCCTCATCAAAGACCTGCGCGACGAAAACGGCAAGCACCGCAACAAGGCCAAAACCGCCGCCGAAGAAGCCGCCCAGCGGGAGAAAGAACTCGCCACCCAAGCCCGCGACCAGCTTGTCAACGACCTCGCAAAGGCCCTCGGCATCGGCGGCGAAGACGAGCAAGACCCCCAGGCACTGCTCGACGCCGCGAACGAGAAAACCGCCGAGCAGGAAAAACGCATCGACGAACTCCTCGAACAAGTCAACGGCTACAAGCGCGAGCAAGCCATCGACAAAGCCATCGGCAACCGCAACGTCAACAAGCGCCTCCTCAAAGCCGTACTCGCGTCGGACAACGCACTCAACGGCCTAGACGTAACCAGTGACAACTTCGCAGACCAGGTGTCCGAAGCCGTCAACGACGCCATCAAGAACACCCCCGAGCTTGTCCAGGCGACACCAGGGAAGTCAGGCATCGACCCGACCAACACCAAAACCGACCAGCCCATCACCCGCGAAGACCTCAACAGCATGTCCGCCGAGGACATCAACAAGGCCGTACGCGACGGGCGACTCGACCACCTACTCAAAAAGTAAGGAGCACCCCAAGTGTCCGTTGAGACTTTCATCCCCGAGGTCTGGAACGCCGCGATCCAGGAACCCTACGAGAAGAACCTGATCTTCGGCCAGCCCTCCATCGCCTCTAACGCATGGATGGGCGAGATCACCGGCATCGGCGACACCGTCCACATCAACTACCTGTCCGCCCCGACCGTGCGCGACTACACCAAGGGCACCCCGATTGAGGTGGAGGAACTGTCCACCACCTCCGCGAAGCTCACCATCGACCAGGGCAAGTACTTCGCGTTCCGCGTCCACGACGTGGACAAGGTGCAGGCTGCTGGTGACTTCCAGGGGCCGGCCACCCGCAAGGCGGGTATCGAGCTGCGCGACAACACCGACACCTACCTGGCGGGCCTGCTGAAGGACGGGGCACTGTCCGCCAACAAGATCGGCACCGTCGAGGTCATTGATGATGACCCGGCGAAGGCCGGCGCGGAGTACTCCGCGTTCAAGGTGCTGGTGAAGCTGTCGGAGAAGCTCAACCGCCAGTCCGTGCCGACCACCGGCCGCTACGTTGTGGTTGGTCCGGGCACCTACTCGGCGCTGCTGATGGATCCGCGTTTCACCCGCGTGGACGCCTCCGGTGATGCGCAGGGTCTGCGCAACGGCATCGTGGGCCGAGCTGTCGGCTTCGACGTGCTGGTGTCCAACAACGCCCCGGTGGTTGCTGGCCGTGAGGTTGCGATCGCTGGTGTGCCGGACGCGTTCGCGTTCGCCTCGCAGCTGGTGGAGACCGAGGCGCTGCGTGACCCGTCGCACTTCGGTGACATCGTCCGTGGCCTGAACGTCTACGGCGCTGCCGTGACCCGCCCGGAGGGTATCGCGACCGCCGAGGTGAAGATCACCGCACCGACCGCACCGGCCGCGGCCTAACCCAGGCGCGGCGCATGAGCCAGGGCACCGCACGGTGACCCTGGCTTTTCGCCTACCAGGAGGGAGAACCTAAGTGAAACTCTTCGCCACCGCCGAGGACTACACCACCTACACGAACGACGACGCGCCGGGAAACATTGACCGGCTGCTGCGCATCGCGTCCGCGTGGGTGCAAGACACCGTCAAGCGTGCCCGTTTCGCTGTCACCGCTGATGGTGAACCGCAAGACCCCCGCATCGTGGAAGCGCTGCGCGACGCCACCTGCGAACAGGTCTACGTCTGGACACAAAACGGGGTGGAACCCGGCCGCAGCCCGGAACGCGGCGCCGTCACCTCATCATCCATCGGGGACGCATCCATCTCCTATGAGACGGACAGTGTCGTGCGCGACCGCAACCTGATCGCGTCCGCTATCGCCCCAACCGCGCTGACCATCCTCGATGCCGCCGGACTGTGGGAGGGCCACCCATGGGTGCAGTAGACGATCTGGAGAAGCAGTGGTTCACCCAGGAAGTGGTGTTCCACCCGGGCAGTGGCGCCTCCCCGTATGGGGATAGTGCGGGGGATGATCTGCCGGTGAAGTGTCACGTGCGCCAGTCTGTGGAGCGCCAGGACACGCCGGCTGGGCAGGTCACGGTGACGCAGACGATTGTGTACGCGCCGTTGGCGGTGGTCGCGGAGCGCGGCGACACGCTCACGTTGCCGGAGCCGTTTGAGCCGGGGCCGTGGCAGATCATCGCCAAGAGCGTCCACCACGGCGCGGAGCTGAACCTGCCGAACCACCAGCGCTTCATCTGCGACGTGCCCACCAGCACACCGCAGGGCAGTGAGGCGGGGCCGTATGGCTGACCTCGACTGGAAAGGCGACCAGGTACTCACCAACCTCGATGATGCGATCCTGTCCGCCGTGGAAGCAGCCGGCGAACTGCTCGGCGATGAGGCGGTGCAGCGCACCCCGAAAGAAACCGGCACCCTACAAGATTCGATGAAGGTCACCACCGATGGGCAGGGCACCGCCGCCGTGTCATTCAACACCCCGTACGCGGCGCGCCAGCACGAAGAGATCGGGTGGAACCACCCAGGCGGCGGGGAAGCCAAGTACCTCGAAAACGCCATGAGCGCCGCCGCCGACCGCATGCAAGCCGCCATCGCCAAGGAGATAGGCAAAGTACTGAAATGACCCGCCTAGACAAGCCCCCCGTATTCCCTGATCTGCTGCCCGACCTGGCAAACCACCTCGCCGAAGCAGGCATCGGCCAGTTCAACCTGCGCGGCATCTACAAAACATTCACCCCACCAGCCATCTACTTCGGCATGATCCCCGACGAAGCCGGCTACGCCATCGCCATCAACCACTACGACACCATCACCAACCTCGGGCGCGACACCTCAACCCCCGCGCTCAAGGTGCAGTTCCGCGCTCGGGGTGATCGCCACCCACACTCACCTGCCAGCATCCTCGACCGCATCTACCAAGAACTCCACGACCGCGACCACTTCGACCTGGACAACGCCACCACGGTTTTACGTTGCACCCGTCACCTCCGAGGACCGGAGGAAACGGACGCACAGGGCCGCTGGACGCGGGCCGATTCCTACACCTTCACCCTCAACCCATAGGAGCACCACCAGATGGCAACCCCCGCAAAGGCACCCGCCTCTTTCGACCTCGCATCCACCCTCGCCCGCGACTGGGCCGTCCAGGTCGAAAACGAGGACGGCAAGTACGTCTTCGTCCGCGGCCTGTCGAAGTTCGCACCCAAGACCACCCCGACGATGAAGGACGACTCCGACATCGACTCCGAGGGCTACAAGTCCCAGATCGCCACCGCCCTCCAAATGACCTTCGAGGGCGAGGGCTACCGCAAGGGCACCATGTCCGGCGACACGTTCAAGCAGGACGAGGGCCAGGCAGCACTGCGCGAAGTCGGCCGCAAGATGGGTCTCGGCAACGTCATTAAGGCGCGCTGCTGGCGCACCGACGGCGTTGACGAGGGCTACGAGTCGTACTTCTCGGTCGAGTGGACTGACTCGGACGGCGGCAACGAAGACCTCGACCAGTTCAACTTCACGATGATGTCTCGCGGTAAGCCGCAGCGCATCGCCCCGGTGACTAACCCGGAGGGCGCATCCACCCCGGCTGGCGGTGACAACGCGTTCCGCCCGGCCTCCGACGGCGGTTCCACCATCACCGACTAACCCCCGGCTCGGACAATGAACGGGCGGTGTCACTCTTCGCGGTGACACCGTCCGTTTCTTTGCCCTAGGAGCAGCCCATGCGCGAACTGCGCGACTTCTACAACCCGAACATGACCGCCGCGATCAACGGCCACGAGTACGAAGTGCCCGCCCCCTCGGCACGCGACGGCCTGCGACTGCGCTCCATCATGTCCGACCCGGCCAAAGCCAACAACATCGACGACCTCGCCGAAATCCACAAAATCTTCCGCGGCACCGCATTCGACGATGAACTGCCCGTCGGCGGCGTGTGGGACGAACTGTGGGCAAACGACGTTACCTGGCCCGAAGCGATCCACCTTGGGGTGACAGCGGTGCTGTACTACGGCATCGGCGAGAAGGCCGCTGCCGCGTACTGGGAGTCGGCGGGAAAAGGGATCACCGCCGACCCGCAGAGGGCGGCGGTGGAGAACGAGCCGCAGGGGCCGACCCCGAAGAACATGCCGAAGAAGAAGCCGAACTCCTAGACGGCTTCTGGGGCCCGTACGACCCGAGGCCGGGCGCGTACGGGCCGGACGACCCGGGCGGCGGCGACTACGACCCCGAAACGGGCCTGCGCCTTTGGTACAACCAAGGCCCACCACCGGCAGAGGAAGAAGAAGCAGTCAGCATCGCCTGGGCCGACATCCTCACCCACTGGCCCGCCGTCTCCCTCGACCTGCACGAAACCTACGGCATCGACACCGAATCCGATGTGCTGGACACGCGCACCTGGCCGTGGCTAGAAACCCGCATCCTCGACCTACTCGACCAGCCCTCACGGCTGCGCAGGGCACTCGAACTGCCCGACAACCTGACCACATAGGAGCACCACCGTGGCACTCGACCTTGGCGAACTCTACGCGAAGATCACCGTCAAAGACGACGGGGTCTCATCGACGCTTGACCGCGTCAAAACCGGCCTAGACGATGTAAAAACATCCGCCGACCAGGTGGAGAACATCACCATCAAGTCCAAGGCCGACACCTCCGCCACAGACAAAGCGAAGCGCGCCACCGACGACCTCGGCAAGGCATCGGAAAACGCGTCGCGCCAGTCGGAGAAGATCAAGTTCCCCAAGGACTTCACCCCTGACGCGGAGCGGGCCAAGAAGTCAGTCGAAAGTGTCGGCGACGGCATCGCCGGTGCTGCAGCGAAGTTCACGAAGTTCACCGCCGCCGCTGCCGGTACCGCCGTGGTTGGCACCATCGGCACCAGCCTGGTCAAGGGGTTCCAGCGCCTCGATTCCATCGACCAGGCCACCGCCAAACTCGAAGCGCTGGGCAACTCCGGCGCAGCCGTCGAATCCATCATGGATAACGCCCTCACGTCGGTGAAGGGCACCTCCTACGGCCTGGGTGAAGCAGCCACCGTCGCCGCGAGCATGGTCGCCTCCGGCATCAAACCGGGCCAAGACCTCGAAAAGGTACTCGGCACCGTCGCCGACACCGCCGCGATCGCAGGCACATCAATGGACGAGATGGGGCTGATCTTCGGTTCCGTCGCAGCCCGCGGCAAACTCCAGGGCGACGACCTCATGCAGATGCTCAGCCGTGGCGTGCCGGTGTTGCAGATCCTCGGTGACGAGCTGGGCAAGACCAGCGCCGAAATCTCCGAGATGGTGTCCAACGGTGAGATCGACTTCCAGACCTTCGCCGACGCGATGGAGGGCTACGTCGGCGGCGGCGCGAAGCGCATGGGTGACACCGTCTCCGGGTCGCTGAAGAACCTCGGTGCAGCGTTTGGCCGTGTCGGGGCGGAGGCCACGAAGGGGGCGTTCGCGGAGGCTCCTGACGTGATCAATCAGATCACCGACCAGGTGGATCAGCTTAGTGGTGTTGTGGGGCCGATGGCGCAGGAGTGGTCTGCGCGGTTGACCCCGGCGATTAGCCAGGCGGCGACCTCAGTTATCCCGATGGCGACCGCTGCGCTGGGGATGTTCTCCGATGCAGTGGATTTGTCGCTGCCGATGCTGCAGGGGTTGGCGTCTGCGATCACGGCTGTGCCGACCCCGCTGTTGGCGGCTGGCATGCTCACGCTGACGGCGCGCAGCAAGGGGTGGACGAAGTCGCTGGAAACGTCCGTCGACGCGCTGCGGAACTGGACTGCCAACGCGAAGACCGCCGACGGGGTAGGCGGGAAGATGGCAGCGGCGTTCCGTTCCGCGTCGACCCCGCTGATGGTGCTGGGTAGGGAGACGCGCTCGTCGGCGCAGGAACTGTCCGGCATGGCCCGTGTCGCTGGCACCGCGAAGGGTGGGGTGCAGACGTTCGGCGGCACTCTCGCCGGTGTCGCCAACGGCGCCATGTCCGGGTTCAAGTCCGGCATGGGCGGGTTGATTGGCATGCTCGGCGGGCCGTGGGGTCTGGCAATCATGGGCGCCACCACCGTTTTGGGGCACCTGGTTAGCAAGCACATGGAGGCCAAACAGGCCGAGCAAGAACACGAGCAGGCACAGCGCGACCTCGCCGGAACCATGGACTCCACCACCGGCGCGATCACCGACCAAACCAACGCGCTCATCAACCGGCGCATCGAAGAATCCGGCGCCGCCGCAGCAGCCACCGAACTCGGCATCGCACAGTCCACAGTGCGCGAAGCCGTCATGGGCAACGCCGACGCAATGCGGGAAGTGCAAGGCGCCACAAACGCCGCACTCGACGCCGCACTCGCAGGATCCAAGACGTATCAGTCGATGGCCGGCGACATGGAAGCAGCTGGCATCAGCGCCGACGACGTGCGCGCCGCCCTAATGGGCAACGCCGACGCGATGGAGAAGATCAACCAGTCCTCATGGGGGCGCTGGCAGGGCAACCAGGGCTTGTGGAACGCGCTGGCGAAGGAGATGGACGAAACCACCGGCTCCGCGATCACCCTGGGCGAGCAAGTCGGTGTGCTCTCCGGCCAGATGGAAGAAGCCAAGGCTACGAACCTAGCCAAGGCCGTAAACGAAATCGGCCCCGTGTGTGAAGCAACTCGCAACGCGTTCTTATTGCTCGGCGACTCGATCCAGTCGGTGCCCGACGAGAAGACCATCGTGGTCGACTCCATGGCCCCGGCTGTGCAAAAACAGGTCGAGGAACTAGGGGCCACGGTGGAGCGTGGCGCAGACGGCCAGGTGCGGGTTACCTTCGACGATGGTCTGAACATCATGGCCATGCTCGATCAAATCGGGGCGAAGGCTAAGGAGGGAATGGAAGGTCGCGTCGACCTTTCCGACAACACCCCCGAGGTCAAACAACGCCTCCTAGAGCTGGGCCTAGCCACAGAAATTGACGGCAACCTCGTCCTCAACGACAACCTCTCCGAAGTCCTGGGCAAGCAGCGCGAGATCGAAGCCGTCATCGCCGACCCCATGACCGGCGAACTGTACGTCAACGACAACGTCGGCATGGTCAAGCAATGGCTCACCGAACTGGGCATCGACGTACAGACCCTGCCTGTTGGTGAGGTGCGCATCCTCGACGACACCCCGCAGGTGCGCTCCGCACTCGCCCAACTCGGCGTAGAAACCGTCACGCTGCCGGGTGGTCACGTCGCCATCACCGACACCACCCCCGAAAACATGGCGCACCTCGCGTCCCTCGGCATCACCACCCAGACCCTCCCATCCGGCCACGTCGCAATCTCGGACACCTCACCGGACAACATCCGGCGCCTCAACGACCTCGGCATCAAAACCACCACCCTGCCGAACGGCCGCGTCATCGTCACCGACAACGCGAACGAAACAGCGAACCACATCCGCAACGTGCTCGCGCCGTCTGCCGTCAACACCTTCTCCAGCCACGTCGTGAACATCACCCGACGCATCACCGACATCTTCACCCGCGGTGACGCCAACGGCGGTGTCTACGACGGGGCACAGCGCGCCCAAGCGTTCAACGACGGCGGCACCACACGCGCACTCGACCACGCGATGAGCGGGCCACGCAAAGAACCGGCCCACGTCGCCA